CTCTTTTTGCCTAAAGTGTCTAAAGTGAGTAGTTCTTGCTGAAATATAGAGCCATCAATACCCATGCCGTCAGTCTCGTCATATCCAATATGCTTGTTAATTAGCATTATTGGTTCATCGGAAGTATGGTCTATGCAGTAAATCATGCCTAAAAGTACATTTTGATCATTTGTCAAAATGTAAATAGGCTAAACATAGACTATAATAAAATTGCAAACATGTTCTACAACAGCTTTGGTAAAATCAGGTGTTTTTGATGTTATCTTTGAGACATGAAACAGCAACGAAGCTGAATCATTAAAACTTTGCAAAATGAAAACTTTAAATCAATCTCAGGACATCGTCGAAATCGCAACTAAATTAAGTGGTAAGGTTGAAATCAATTCTATTTCCAAAAGTCAAGTGTTGCCTTGCGAAAAGGGTGAAAGTGTTAACGACCTTTTATTTATTGATAAAAAATTTGGTCTTTGGTTTTATACCAGCCGTTCAGAATTTAACAATATTTGCTATCTCAAACAATCAAAGAGTTTCCCAACATACGTAGTTTGCGAATTATCAAACTCAGTATATGAACTAAAATAGCCCTTTCAGTTCCTGCAAAGTCTGAAAGGACTTGCCCCGCGACCTACCCAAAGGCGCGGGGTTTTATAATATAAAAACAAAACACACAAAAAGCCCCTGCATTTCTACAGGGGCCAAATCACTAATCTATGAAGCAAAAAAACAAACTCTATTTTTTGGTAATACTTAAAATCCTTTCGCGTTCTTGAATTGGCATTGCATCAAAACGATCTTTTACAGCGCTGGCAATAACGGCACTTTTTGACATTCCTGTATATTCTGAATAAGCCTCGGTCAATCGATTGTAAAGCGGTGGCAAAGTTGTTTTTTGTTGCGGTGTCGTTTTTTCAGCACTCATTTTGTTGCGGAATTGGTTTGTAGTGTTCGATCATTAAAGACTTTCCCGAAATTAGTGTTTCTTTTCGAATTTCCACGCCGTCAATGTAAAATTCTTTCATTGCTGTTTCTTCGCCGTATTCCTTTGCTGCCCACGCCTGAAACATTTGATAATATGCAGGATGCAATACGACTGCTTTCGGTTCTATTCCCTGTTTGCGTTCGTGAATAATTGCGGCGCAAGTCATATCGACGGCCAGACATCCGACTTTTTGATAATTGCTTAAATTTAGAATTACAGGTTGTTTTTTCATTTTGCAAAGATAATATATTCAAATGAAACATCTGATATAAAGGTGGCAGTTTCCTGAATATGAAGGATGAATCCTGAGCTTGTTCTTGATCGAACAGTCCATAACATTGAAGTGTCAGAACCTGGGTCTGTACTTGTTGGATTGCTTACAATTGATCCCATCACGTAATAATTTCCTGTTGATATAGCGGAAGGGAATGTGACGGCAAAATCCTGACCATGAGCAATATCTCCAATATTTACCGATCCTGCAAAAAGAGCGGCGTAATTATTTGTGATTGTCGGAACACTAAAAACCAAGTTTGGATATGTTCCGGTAATTGTCAACGCCCCAACACCCGACGCATTTAATTGAGGTGGCAAAAATTCAAGTATTCCCTTCGCTGTTAAATAGTTCATTGTTCCGCTTGTCCCGGCTATGATTCGCATTTTCCGGATGTCGTGAATGTTGTGGACTGAACTATCTGAAAATGTCATCGGGTCGGCATTGGTCTGGTATTGCGTTGTGATTGGTGAAAATATCGCAACATTTGAACTGATTGTAAATATTGCCGAATCCACCAGGTAAATCTCACCGTTATAAAAAACAGCGCCGGCAGACGTATTATAATTACTTCCTGATCCTGAATTAACGCAACCCCAAAGAATATAAACTTGAGTAGAGCTGTAATTTGCACCGATTAAAGCCAAACACAGCGAAGCGAAGGCTTCCGTATTGGCATCCTGCAGAAATTGAAGTGTTCCGCTTTTCAACTTCATTTGTGCACTGTCTGAAACTCCGCTTACATTTAATTTTTTCATATCTGTACTATTGTAAATTTGATTGATGCAGGAATATATCGGTTAACAAAGTTTCTGATTGTTTGCTCTGTTGTGAATGCGGCGGTCGGAATGTTTATTTGAAAATGGTTGACATATACGAATGTCCAATTACTGCCAATCCAATCGCTCGATGTTGTCACTCCAATTGAAGAGCAGTATGGTTCAGTATTTCCGACAAAAAAACCATCTAATACAGGATTTAAATTAGTAATGTAAATATCACTGACTAATTCCGGTTGTCTAAATGTCGTGTGATATTCTTTATTTAAAGCATACTCCAATACTAACTTTGTGCCATTAAATAAAATACGCTCTTTTAAATCGTCATAATATGCCCCAAATAGATAATCATGCGCCCACTGACAAGCCGATAAAAGAGATTGAGCCAAATTAATAGTGTTTGCCTTTCGCTTGTCGGGCGGAAGTATTTCAATTACTAAAGGGTCTGTGTTAAGATTGTAGTTCATTTACCAATATTTAGATATGAAATGACATGCCACCCAAACAACAAATACACACCATCCGACACTAAATAATAATATTGCAATGTTGTAGCATGTCAATATAAATATTTGAGTTCTTTTTTTCATTATTCAGCTATAAAATTTAACGAATCCGCAAATGTATATCCCGTTGTTGTCTCTCCTGTGCAATATCCAGCCACTGTATGCCACAACCTTAGTAAAACAGCCTGATCCTTTATAAAATCAATTCCGTTCGTAAAATCGGCTGAATCTTCGCGCCCCCGGACATTAATCAACACAATATCATTAACTCCATCAATATTTCTAATCGTGTTCTCTAAGTCTGTCATTTTTAAACTACCATCAAAATTATTGATTGAAAGGTTTTGAAGGAAATCATTAATTGCACTGATTACACTTGCTGAAATTACCGCTGAATATTGACCCTGGTAGTAAATGTTCGCATTTACATAGAGCTTGTCAGAAGGTTTTGAAACAACCATATAGTTAATTCCTGCCGATCCTTTCAAATTAATGTAACCCTGAGCCGCTGATAATTCATTAGTCGTCAAAGCTACAAAGGGATTACTTTTAGCTACCTTAATTGTGACGTTATTAGGGGATGCAGAAGTAACAGAACATGCAGTAATTATTTGAAGTGACGTGTCAATTAATGGGTATTGAGCAATTGTGTTTATCAGTTGTAAAATCTGAGGGTGGGCCTCTGAATATTGAAACAATCTCATTTGCGCCTGAATCCATAATGTAGATGTTCCTGCCGCCTGACTTGCTGTTTTTTCAATTGACAGCTTCAGTATGTCCATTAGCTGTTCAAGGTAGTTTGAAACAGTCGCAAACGTAAAACAAAGCAACCTTAAAATGTTTCTTTTACTCCATTGCGTAGGATTGAGAATTATTCCAATTGCGGCGAAATTGGACACCATTTCATTTTGAATAGAAACTTGAATATTGCTTACTGTTCGTGCCATTATTTAGGTATTATAAAGTAGTCATTTTCTTGCATTGATTCCGGCAATGTTCCGCCATCTTCAACGGTTGCGTCTAAATCAGGATCAGCAGATTCAATGTAAAATCCCGTCTCCGGATCATATTTACTTCCCTTACTGTCGGTAAAGTTACAAATAAAATTCAAAATATAATGATACAAATTATTGTGATCAAAATCCTGTTCTTCACCAATGCAATGAAGCGGTCCACATGCCGTGGGACAATAAAACGAAAGCCCGTCTTTGGCTGATAATATCTGATCTCTCAAATCAAAGATAGTTAAATCCTGATCAAATGTACCGTCTGCATTAAAATAGTCATGTACCAAATGAATGCGAATACCTAAATCAGCGGACCGGAAACCTAATCCAATAATCTCAAAGTTTGTGGCAATCTCAACAAATGCCGCCGGACGTGGCCATTCATAACTTTCGCCTGATAAAAGATTCTGAACGTGATTATTCCATACACGCGAATAAAGACTAACAAGTTGACGGTCCTGATTCATCACTTGAATAGCTGACAATCGGGTTAAAATATCCTGAAGAGGTTGTTTAATACCGCTCATCGCTAATTTTTTCAAGTCTTATTAATTCATCCCACTCATCTTCTGTAAATTCACTTGATCCACAGTGAGAAATAAACGCCGTCCCTTCATTGTCGCTTACGTGTCCAATGTATTTTAGTAGCAATGTTTTATAATCTATTTCCATGGCTTAAAATATTTTTGTGATTATTTTATTTATTGTTTCTTCTTGCATTTTTGTTAGTTGCGCTGTTTGGCCTATAAATTGACGTTTGTCGATCTTAATGTCATGTGATCCAATATTGACATCTTGTTGAAAATTTGCATTTTTCTTTGTGGCGAATCTCGATCTCCCAGTTTTCATATTTACCTTAAAATTCATAGATCGAGAACTTGCGCCTTTATGAATTATACCACCTTCGTTGTGAATTGCGGCATAAGGTAAATCGACAATCATTTTAAATCCCTGTTCATAAGATACGCTTGTGCGGGCCATTGTGCTAACTGCTCTGCGAAGTGTTCCGCCTCTTTTCTTCCACCCTGCCCCGACTAATATCGGCTGTGTTCTTCTTTGTAGTCCTTTTGTTTTAGGGTACTTATACGCCTTTGTTCCCTCTTCCCGTCTTTCGACATTTTTCCACGATTGGCCGTCAAATCCCTGATCAGTAAATGATTTTACAAAATAATTCTGCGCCTGATTTGGAAGCAAAACAATAATCTCCCGTTTCGCCTCAATCAGTTTCTTTTGAACCTCTGCAAAATTAAATCGATCTGCCATTGTTTTGTTCTTTTTCTTCGTCGTACAACTTCACCATAAACGCTTTGATTTTTTCGATTTGTTCTGGCGTTAATCTATCTATTACGATTTGCCCGGGGTTATCCCAATTAATAAACATCATAGCTGTTTTTATTTCAAAGTTAATAAATAAAGCGTTTGATTCACGAGTTGTTTCATATCGGCAATGATATTATCCAAATCAGAATCAACGACCGGATCAATAATTGTTAAAATGTCATCATTGAGGTATGCCATTAATTCAATCAGATAAGTTCGTGCAATGGTGCCTGAATTAACCTCAACCGAATAAGTCCCGCCAATTCGTCCGTATTTGCCCTGAAACGTTTCAATAAATTTATCAACCTGGTCGAGCCAATCTTCATAAAATTGATTTAGTGCTTTGTGTTCGGCGTGTGAGGTCGTGTTCAGGTGAATCAAATGAATTTGATCCCTGGCTTCAAATAGTTTCTGCTGTACTTTTGATGGTGTCATTTCTTAATCTTCTTTAGGTATTGGCAAATTGAAATTATTGGATGCGTATTCTTTATCTTTTTCGGGAACCTGAAAATATGGGTGACTTGAATCAAAAATCACTTTATCAATTCCGGGATTCATTTGAAATTCTTCCGGCACTGTGTCTTTTAATCCTTCGATGTATTCGTATTTATCTTTATCTGAAACTCCATGATCTTCTTCGTGTTGCAAAACCAAACATTCACAATTGAAGTGCAAAAGCGGCGTTAGCCATCCCCAAATAGGATCATCAACGGGTGCTGAAAAATTATCGTAAGGAGCGCACTCTTCACACGCTTTGCCGTTGGTACTAAACGACAGAATAGGTAGCAAATCTTTATTTCGCTCAATCTCGTTCCATTTTACAGCCATTTGCGCCTGACCTATTGCAGTTTGGCGTTCGCTCAATCCCCACGCTTCATTCCATGTCTCAAACTCTTGCGCCCCGAGTTGTGTAAATTCTCTTTGGCTTCTTAAATCTCCATTTTCATCAAACAATAATGATCTATATTCTTTGATTTGATGATATGACTTACCACCTGAAAAGGCATAAACATTGGTTCTTAATTCTTCGAGTAATTCCAAGTCTTTCCCTTTGAAGTCTGTTAGATTGCCTCCGAAGCCTTCATACAATCCAGATTTCAAATAGTCAGCAATGGCAAAATAAAGACTTTCCGGTATTTCATACTCAGTTATTTCACCTGAATAAATACCGGCTAAAAGTTCTTTTAATTCTGAATCGCTATATTTGAATTTATCGCTCATTTGCTTACAAATCGTTTTGTTTTATCGGTAGTGAACTTTCATTTATATCAATTTCTGCTCAATTCTCTTACAACTTTCATTCTGTAAGTCTCCTTTGTCTTACTCACCACCTCTTCCGGTGTCATTGCTTCCATTTTCGCAACCGTCTCAACGCCGTAAACATT